CCCGCCACCCCCGCCACCACCAGATGAGGGGCCGACAACCATAATGTTGTCTTGAACAAATAATTCAACGCCGTTTGGGTCTGTGATGCGGACCTTGATAAATCCATCCGCCAGATAAAAATACGGCATTAAAGCGCCGTCGAGTAGTGTATAAGGGTTTGGAAGTGGCTGAGTTAGGGACTGGTCGTAATAGGCATTTTGCGGGGTATTAGTCGTACCCGCCTGAATGAATGCGACCTCACCCCCCTTGTTCGGAGCCTTGGCTACGGGATTCCATATCGTTGTAAGAGCAAGCGAGATGCTACCGGCCATCTATAGTCCTCAAAGAAAAAGCCGCCTCATTGGGCGGCTGTGAAACGGTTCTAGATTTTTTCTGTCTTAGTTTTTCTTGGGTCCACCCAAGGACAAATATCCAAGACGTGTCGCAAGTGCTGCCGCCTTTACGCTCCCGCGTGGGGCAGTAACAAGTTGTCGAAAAGTACTTGCCGCATTCGGATTCGTAAGAACATCTGCAATCTGGTCTAGGTTGCGACCAACGCTCCAATCGTCAAACTTCTTCATCACCTTCTTAGGGATAGAGAAGCCCGCCGTTCCGACTGCTTCAACACCGGAGCGAAGCAGCCCGCCGCCCTTCAACTGATCGACAGCCGGTCCCTTGAACGCGGTGCGCGATCCCGTCGCCTGCCGGAATTGCTGCGCCTCCATGACTTCGAGGAAGCGATTGAAGCCCGGCCAGATTTGATCGCCATTCGGCAATGCTCGAACTGCTGCTTCAAGGTTCGCGGCCTGCTGAGGATTGCCACGCAAGATTGCGGCGAACTTCGCACCTCCACTCTGCGCAGGACCACTGCTTGCGAGACGTTGCGTTGCCTCGTTCAGCACCATTTCGGCATGTGTGCGAACAAGCTGGCGAGCGACCATTGGGTTGCGAGTTGCTAAAGCTCGCATGGTCTGTCCGATTTCATCGGCACTGCCAGCTAGCGGGTTAGCAGGAAAGAGAGCGTTGATCGCATCCTTCGTTTTAGTATCGCGGCCAGCAATCTTACCAATCGGCCCATTCAAAAGTGGTTCGAGGTATTGCTGGCGTAAGCGGGTCTGTGTTGCGAGTGCTGCCTGATAGGCGCTAGGGCCGTTCGTTGCTGCCTTCTCGGAAGCTATAGCTACGTCCTTGACGCCGCCACCAAGGCTGCCGGTCGTAGCCGCGATAGCCTGACTTGCATTCGGATTGAGCGGTTGAGCGGCATTCTGGGCGCGTTGTTCAAGCTCCTTCGCAACGGCGTCATACATCCGGACAGATCGATCGCTCGCCGCCCTCACATTCGCATTCAACGCTGGATTACGCCGGATTGCATCCACGGTCTGCGCGAACAGCGGATCGGACATCATGACCGCATGGACCTGCTGCGGAACAAGATGTTGGCCTGCCGCGTCGTACATCGGACGGGTCGCGCGGTTAATGGCGCTCCGAACATCCTGAACGATTTGCTCGGCGTGGGTGCCAACGGTCGGACCAATCTGCGAGGGGTCCGCCACGCGAGGTGCCACGTTATCGAACGCCTGACGTGCAGCCGCTTCATTCTGTGCCGGGCGCTGGGCGTAGAAGTCTCGCATCCCGCCCATACCCTCGACGGTGTGCTGCAAATCACCCATGCCAGTGCGGCCTTGGGTAACGGACTGCAACGCTTCTGCGCGGCTGATATTCACGCCGTGTTGCCGCGCTTGCTGGAATAGCTGTTCGGCTGCATCCAATTCGGCGGCGGTAACGCCCTGCCCAGCGCCTTGGATGAGTCTGTCCGCTGACCCCATGCGGAGAGCGCCAGCAGAACCAAGGCCGCCAGCAATGGCTCCCACGACTCTGGCGGGGCCTTCTAGCGGCGTACCTTTGGTAACTTGTCCCGCGCCTTCAGAAACGATCCCCGGCACTAAGCCATAGGCCACGGCGTTGCGACCGATATTAGCTGTTCGACCGATCATGCCGCCGGGGATGAACGAGGCCACCCCCTCAACCATCTCACCCGGCAGGGTCTTGGGCTGATATTTCAGCGGCGAGGCGTCGTGAATGGCCTTCCCGCCATATTCCTCAAGGATTGGGCGAACGCTCGGATAATTCTGGTCAAACTCGGATTTTACGTCCTCGTAAGGGCGGCCTTCAGCCTTGGATTGAAGATAATTGCCCGCGCTGATGAATCCCCTCGAAATATCAGCCGGAAGCCCAACAAGCCCAGCCACGCCGCGATCAAGCCCGGAAGCCGTTGATCTTACGAAGTCTTCTGCATAGCGGCCTGCTTTATCTAGGCCGGATTCTGGGCTAAGATCATCGAATGTTAGCGGGCCACTCGATTTTTGTGTGGCCGTGCCCATATCCATCACGACGCGGGTTGGCCGCCCATCCTGAGCCGGGATGGTCCTGACACCGCCGCTGGGGGCTTGGTCTACAAGATCATCGAAGGTCAAAGCGGGCATGTATCAATTCACCATCAAGATTATCCAGGCGGCTCTTTTCGGCCTGTTCATTTGGATAGGGTTTTTCAGCGAGGCCGCCGCCGACACGCCGCAAAATGCGGTATTGATCGGCGCAGTTATTTTCGTGTTCATTCTCACCGTTCTGCCAGCGATCATTTACCGCCGAGGCGAAATGCTGTTCTGGAAACTGAGCCATTGGCTTGGAGCGAGTAAGGAGCCATCACAGCCCGTTCGTATCGATCCCGTTTTCACGAAGTCGCTGGATCACAGCGTCACGAGCGGCAGGATTGCGAGCGATAGCCGCCTTGGCATTGGTGATTGAGGCATCAATATCGGGCTGCGCCATGCGCGGTTGAGCCTGTTGGACCAAACCCTCTGCCTTCTTCCGCAGATCACCGAACACGTCGCGGTTAGCGACCTTATCGGCCCATTGAAGTTCAAAATCCTCAAAGCCCTTGCCCTTGTTGGCGGGGTCGGATTTGAATTTCTGGAAGTCTTTTGCCCGCTCAATATCGAGTTGAGCCATGCGGCGTGCACCTGCGATCCTGATCGCATTCGCCTGCGGATCATCGCCAAGGCTCGGGAAGATTTTGGTAATGAACTCTCGGTCGGCGTCGGAGAAGTTATTCGCCGGGAAGCCTCCCTTGCCGATCTTGCCAACAACGCTTTCGTTGATGAGCGATTGCAAAGCCTGAGCGCTGCCGACGCCAGCCGGATCGAGGCCGATGGACTTAGCCACATCGTCATTAAGCCCGAACGATTTGGCCCATGCCGAGATATTCATGCGCGCGGGCTGGATTTTGCCCTGCTGGACTTGGCTGAGAAGCGTTTCCATGCGGGAAAGGTTAGTAAGCGTCTTGGTGGCTGATCCGGCGGCATCGAACATTTCAGCGCGGCGCTTGCCAGCAGCCTTGCCCGCTTCCATGGCCTCGCCGGATTCGGCCTTCTGATCGATGTTAACTTCGGTCTTGCCAGCGGCCTTGTTTGCCCTAATCCAGTCGGTAAATGGCCCAATCGACGGGTCTTGCGAATATGCAAATACATACTGCTTGACCTGATCCGGCAGCTTGCTTTGATCCAGTTCGGTCGCCAGTAGGGTCTTAGCGACCTCCTTCTGAGCAGCAGGAAGATTCGGATTGGACATAGCGCCAATCAACTGCACAGCTTTCGGGCTGAGTGCACTAGACGGAACGCCAGCAGTCGTTGCCGGTGCGGAACTGGGCTGTCCGCTGCCCTGACCCGGAGCAAGCTCAACATGCGGCAGGTCATTCGCGACAGGCTGCGCAAGACCGTACTGCGGCAGCATCGCACGCTGTTCAGGCGTCATACCCCCAATGTCAGCAGCGTTTCCGGTTTCGTGGAGCGATGATCCGGGAGGCGCGACAGGATTCGGATTATTAGCCCTGTTGGCATAAAGCGCCGCCTGCTGCTGCGGAGTGCGAACGCCGCTGCTTAGCGATGTGCCGGGGTTGTCTTGAATGAAGTCCTGCGTTCGGTCAGCCAGCTTCAGATTCATACCGACAGTGCCGGGCATGGCGTTGCTGTCGTTTGGCACCGTAGGGCCACCAGACGCCACAGGAGAGGTTTGTGGTGTGGCAGTAGGAGCGCCGCCATAGAGTGATGCAAGGCTGGTCGTGAAAGCATTCGACGCCGCCTGCTCGCGAGCCAGCTTGTCCTTGGCTTCGGCAAGTTGCAGCAGAGACAGGGTGCCAGTCAGGTTTCCAGTACCAGCGATCCTGCCAGCGGCTTGACGATAATCAATTGTGCCATCCGCGAGGCCCTTGCCGAGATCAGCGAGCGTCAACCGCTTCTGGTTATCCTCAAGCGTCTTTCCCAATTGGTCAAGCGGCGTCCAGTCAATCGTTTGCGGGGCCGCGTAACCGGGAAGCTGGAGGGGTGCAATCATATGTAATTTTCCTGAACGTAACCCCATCGCTTTCCAGCGCGGATACGAGAAATCTGGTCTTGCCCAACGCCGTATTTTGCGCCGAGCATTTTTTGCGTCACACCTCGTGCGGCCCTGATCTCTATGACATCCCGCTCCGTTAATACGGCACAAGGTCTTGGATGCATGGCCCCTCTTGGGGATCGCCCCTTAAGGGCCATATCGGCCATATTGTCCTTATGGGAACCTGGCGATAAATGATCTGGGTTCACGCAAGCTGGATTGTCACAACTGTGCATTATAAATGCACCATGTGGGATTGGACCCTTATGCATTTCGTATGAAACTCGGTGAGCTATTGCCGGTTTTTGGTTTTTTGAAATTCTACCGTAACCACATCTGTCTCGTTGCGCTGTCCACTCCCAGCATCCGGTACTGTCATTTTTCCGAATTTTGGCAAAGAAACGCTCCGACAGGCTTGGGTATGCCATTCTATCAAACCTTCAATGCCGAACCAAAGCCGCCGATGCCGGACGCCTTAAGGCCAAGGCCAGCCAGCGACAGCGCACCGCCAAGCAGGTTCTTAGCGCCAGCAGATTCACCGGCGGCCTGCATGTTGTTCGCGCCGATATTGCCGCTCGCATAGTTGCCATAGAGTCCAATACGGTTTGTGGCGTCGGTCTGGTAGAGATTGGCAAGGTTCGTGTCGTTGTTCGCAACGCCGGTTGCAGCCTGCGTTTCAGGCGAGACAAGACCGCCAAGGTTTGATAGCCATGTGTTATACTGCTGGTTCTGGTTGTTCTGCGCGAAGTTAAGCGCATCGAGATCGGCGTTGCCCGAATCCAGCATCCCACCAGCAGCACGGCGACGGTTGATCGCATCAAGGCCAGCGTTGATCGCTGACTCATTACCTGGATTGTTCGTAAAGGATTGCTGAGCCGCCTTGGCAGCGTCCGCGCCATTCACGCCTAGCGCGTTCAAGTACAGGTCAGTGCCAGCGCCATACTTCTTCTGAAGATCGGAAAGCGTCGTGCCGGCAGAGTTGAGATATCCGGTAGAGCTTGTTAGCCCGCTATCGAGAGCAGACGTACCCTTATTGAGGTAGTCAGACAGAAGTGAGCGGTTAGCATTGGCCGCGTCTTTTTCAGCGCCGCCCCCAAAGAGGGTGTCGAGAAATGATGCCATCGATTTCAATCCTGAGTGTTAGTTATAAGGCCCGGTCGGGGGCGTGAAGTTTGCTGTGTGTCTGGCGATGCCGACGCTGTAACGAACCTCATCGATGTTGCCGTTGAACTGCGGGGTCGCACCGCCGTTAATTGATCCGCCGACAGTCACGGAGAATGTCCCGAACGCGACCGCAGACGAGAAGGATGCCGTATTCACCGACGTTCCATCAAAGAACAGGATCAATGTATTCACAGATCGAGTGCACTCGATGTGATGCCAGTTGCCATCAAACAACCCGGACGAACTGGCAAGAGCAGTAGAACCAACGACACCAGAGCTGATACAGCCAAACCGCAGAAATCCTCCACTCTGGAAGATATTCCAGCCAGTCGAAGCGCCGCCCGGGCCGTTGTTAGTGCCCTCAAGCGCGATGATGTTCTGCGTTCCGGAATTTGTACTCTTAAGCCAGAAATCGACGCTGAAATCACCGGACCCTGGATTGTACGGCGATCCAACGTTCGATCTAATATAAGAACTGGCCGCGCCCTGATAGCTGGCAGTCCCGAACTTAAATGCAGAGGTCGTTGTCGTGCACGTTCCAGTGCGCGCCCACGCTGCCCCTGTCGCAGCGGCATTCACATCAGGGAATGATGTTCCGCCGTTCGCTCCATCCATGTGAAGCAGAATTTTTGTGAATGCGTCGTTCCCAGGAACGCCGCCTCCAGCAAGTATTCCTGCGCCTAGTCGGCTCATGCGATGAGGTTTCCGACCAAATCCCACGTATCAATCGTGTTGCTTTGAACAAGCGTGAACCCGGCGTATTGGCCAGCCAGCTTCTTGTTGCTCAAAAACGAATTGATCGTGACACCTGACCCGGCAGCGAACGATACCGAACCAGTTCCGCCAGCTACGCCGTCAAACTGTGTACCAGCCTCAAATGCAACCGATGAGTGAGGCGGGATCGTTACCGTGACCGCACTTGAGTTGGTAAACCTGAACCACTTCCCGCTGTCGGAAAGAACAAACGTGTAAGACGTTCCAGTTTGGTCATTGACCGCACGCAACACGTCGGACTTAGTATCGTCATGCGCTGGAAGGTCCGATAACGGCTGCAACAGCTTCACATAGTCGTAGAGCTTCTTCAGACCCGCAAAGTATCCATACCAAGCGGGGTTAACCTGCGAATGCCCAAAATCAACGCCGACAGTCTGTCCCGGCATTTCCGGGATAGATGGCGCTGCAGTCACCGCATCCCCACTAGGTCTGCTAACGAAGTTGGGCGGCGTTCATCAAATACAATACGTCCACCCGGTGTTACTAACTGGTCTAGCGAGTTCCAGCTTGGAGTTGTCGGTCCTGCCCACTGGCTTTCGCTGGAGAATGATTGATGCAGAGGCGTTTTCCAATAATCTGAGAAATGCATCTTGCCGTCATTCTGGTTTTCACCAGTAACGGCATGTGGATTCTGTTGTTGAAGTCCCTGATAAAACCCGCGCATGTCATAGTCTGTCGGCCCCTGCGCGTTCGGGTCAAACGGAACATGGTTGTCTGCAACCCACTGACGGAATGCGAGTTCGTCAAGAAAGCCAAGTGGGGTATTATAGGTATCGCCGGGCTTGCGGACAGATGCATTATTACCAAGGTCAGATAGCTTCACCGCAAAGGCTCCGCCGCCATATCTGCCCCCATAAAGCTGAACGGCACGTTACTGGACATATCAAACCGCCAGCGAACGCCCTGCACGTCAGCCTGCCCCCAGATGGAAGCCCGCTTGCGGCCAGATGTAAGGGACTGCCTGCCGAGTTTGATAACGCGCGGATTGCTCCATGTTTGGCCGCCGTCTCGCGAGATTGAAACCTCTACATCGGGATCGGTCTGGACCGGATCGCTTCCTTCAGCGAGGCCGACGCCCTTTGTCAGATATAGATTCAGCTCATTGATGCGCACAGCCTGCGGGAATGCGCCTAGCGGGCCGGTCTCGATCCGCTGGCGCAATGCATCGCCTAGTTCGTCCTGTGCCTGCCCGTCGATCTGAAGCAGATTGCCGGACTTGCTATCTCCGCAGAGCCACTTATCGAATGCCTTGAACGGGAACATGCCGCGCCAGTATTCAACCAGATGGCTCTTGCGCTCATGCCATGTGCCAAGGTCTGTCTCGTAGCACCAGCACCACGTCGGTGCCTGCACGGTCACAAAGCCATGTCCGTTAGCGATAAAGCCGCCAACCCGGATCAGCGTCTTGTCAGGCTCGCGCTCGATGGCAAGATCGACGTCAGTCGTCGATATAGCCTGCGGCGTATAACCGTTGAGCGTGTAGACCTTGAAGTCATCGCCTACGAAGAAGATGCCCTTCCCGAACCCATCCTCATGGCCACCAATGGCATACGGGCCGACAATACCGCGATTGATGGTTGCGATGTACGAGAAGAAATAGCCCGTATCATTCTGGCCGCCCCAGACTTCCATCGAGGACGACCCAACGAGAAGAAGCTGACCATTACCAAGTGGAATACCGCGATAGAGCGTGTCCGGCTTACTTTCAGCCGTGGCAACGCTTAGAGTATTGATGTCGGTTGAATTAACGTTTGTGTTTCGGGTCTTGCCGTCGCCGTAGGTAAAGACCGTTACACCCTTAAGGTATGTGACACTGTTGGGCTGGCCGACATCTGCATCAGGATAATCTACGATATCAGTTCCAGAGATGAGCACCGCCCCATCGCCAGGAGAGACAATCACGACATTCGGAGTAGCTGCGTTATCGCGTGAAATAATAACCGGCACAGTCCCCGGTACAGTCCCGGTTAGTGCAGTAGCGGCACCTCCGTTCGCATCGACCTGATAGCAGGTGCCATCGACAACGAAGTAGACCAGCGATCCGACTTCCATCCCACCACGGAAATTCGTGCCGCCAGTGGCCGCAAGGCCCTTCAAGCCAGGAACGCGCGGATATGAGTATGGCTTTCCGGCAGTCGGTGATAGCTTCTCGACATACGTGTTGATGAGCCGCCCGCCCGATGCTTGCGGATGCCTGCCCGGCGCGGATAGGAGCGGAAACGGAAGATCAGTCACTGATGCCAATTCCAGCGGCGCGTTCTGTCCTGAAGAACGCCAGCATCAACGCGCAAGGTTCGACGCGAGCGCCCACCAGCCGCCAGATATTGCAGTCGGCTTTCATGATCCCGAACCGCAGATAGATCGACCGGCGCATTCGCAAACTTGGCTGCCGCATGGACCGCTACGAGGCGCGCAATGGTCTGGAAATATTTGTCTGGAATGTCGTCACGATCACCGATGTAGGCGATGGTTTCAACTTCAGCCAAAACCGGATCAATGCTACCGTCAATCGTCTCGTACTCGACAGCACCCAGAGATTCGCCAGCAACGGCTTTCCCGAGGATGCTGGCAACCTCATAGACGAGATTATCGGCTGTCTTTGACATAAGCGGCCCTCAAAAGAGAAAGGGGCGGACCGAAGCCCACCCCCATTTTCATCAGGTGCCGCTGACACGAACCGCAAGGCGCGGATCGATGGTCTTAACGCCATACAGCACATCAAGACGCCACGTCGATTTGTCGTTCGTGCCGTCATAGAACGGGATGACGCGTACCGACAGGCCGTTCTTGCTCTGACGCGAGCAATCAACAGCACCCGGCGGGCGAACCATCGGCACGGTGCAGAGCGCGAAGGCGTTCTTGTGGAACATCAGGTTGTTGATGTAGCCAGTATTCGCCGTGCCAACGAAGGTCAGCGCCGCATTGTCCGCAGGAGCCGCAGATACGGTCTGGAACGCGCCGGACGTGATGATCTGCGGAGCAATGGTCAGGGTGAGATTACCCGAACCATCCGACGAGCCGTCCGCAGTCACAACGAACTGCTTCAGTTTGGCAAGAGTCGCCTTCGTCACCGGGTTGACATCGTACACGCCAGCAAGCGTGAACACGTCGCCCTTCTTGACGCGAGCAGCCGCAGCAGCAGTCCAGCCATCCGTGATGAGCGACTGAGTATTCGCACCAGTCGTGTCATAGGTGGTGTTCTGAGACGCACCGTTGACCAACGGAGTGCCACCCATCGGGCCAGTCGTGAACGTCGGGATGTTCTGAGACATGTAGGTGTCAACGCCACCTACCTCACCGATGCGGCCCTTGCGGTAAGCCTTACCCGCGACGTTCTGGAGGTAGAGCGCCGTCTGGCCGCCAGCCATCGCCCAATAGTCAGCAGGCGAAAGAACGGCAGTCCGCGAATCCTGCGGGACAGAACGCAGGTCCAGATCGGTCGGACCCTTAGCGAAACCAGCAAAGGTGCTGATGTTCGTGCCGGGCGTACCAACCCACTGAGGGACATCCTTGTAGAGTCCCATCACGTCAACGTCGATCTGGTTGGCGATCTGGATCATCGCCGGGCGGATAACGCGCTCGGAGATTTCACCGATGTTCTGGGTCAACTGCTGGGAGGTGAACGCAAAGTCCACACCTGCAATCTTGTTGACCTGAATCGTGGTCTTGGCTTCCACCACGTCCTGCGCAGATGCAGTGATGGTGTTACGAACCGTGAAGTCGGTCGGCTTGCGGATGGTGATCGTATCACCAACTTCATAGCCGTTGATCTTCTTGTCGAACTCGCCTTCGTAGCCGCGATAAACGGCGTTCGCCATGACAAGTTCGTTTTCGAGAATCGCCAGCGAGGCTTTCGCCACGATGGAGGCGGTAAGAGTCGTATTGCTCATAGCTTAAATCCCTTTGGGATAAGCTCCGTCAGCCATAGGTTTTCTTGAGCCACGCAGACAGGTCACTGTCTGGGTTGCGCGGCGTCGCAGAGCTGCCTTTGACGGCAGACGGCGGAGGCGGAGCTGATGTTTGTTTCTTTGCGGATGGCGCTCGAACGATGCCTTCAAGCCTGCCCATCTCTCGGGCTAGCTCCCTTCCGGTCATCTGGTTCAGCGCATGAATTTTCTCGGGATGCTTGGCGAGGTGATATGCAATCAACTCGCTCTTGTCGGAGGAAAGGATTTCCTCGCCCACTTCCCGGTTAATGGCGGGAGCACTCGCCAACACTTGATCGTAGTCCGTGAAGAACTCCTTCGCGGCCTCGATACGCTCCTGGTGGGCCTCCAACCGCTCACGAAGCACGTTGCCGCGCTCCTGATCGATACTGCGGAGGTTGTTCTGCCGGTTTTCCTCACGGATGACCTTGCGCACCTCATAGGCCGTCTTGGCCCGATCGAATGCGAAGAAGTCACCGTTGAAATCGGCCTCCTGCGGCTCCTTGTCAGCCGGATCGCTGGCTGTCGCTGTGCGACTGCGCAACTGTTCCAGCTCACGCTCGCGAACCGATAGTTCCTGCATCAGGTGCGAGTTGCGCGCCTTCAGCCGTTGTAGGCCAGACCGCTTGCGCGGCTTGCCTTCGTCCTCACCCTCGCCAGCGTCAGCGTCGTCCGCTTCAGCAGTTTCAGGTTTGGCCTTGTCGTCGCCTTCTTCAGCTTCGGGCTTTTCGCCTTCTGCCTTTTCCGGTTCTTCCTGTTCGACCTTATCGAGGTCGATAAATCCGCCGTCTGCTGGCGCTCCCGCCTGCACTTCGGTGTCGTCTGCCATTTTGGTTTAACCCAATAAAAAACCGCCCGGAGGCGGTTACAATCGCGGCGCTGGCGGCCTTATGCTGCCTGCATCACACGAAAACTCTATGCGCTTTCCTCGTCAGGCTGCGCTGTCATCTGTTCCATAGAAGCGCGGTGCTTCTCCTGACCGTGCATGAAGCCCTGCACTTGCGAGGTCATGCCAGCTTCATGATTGTCAGCCGCATGGGAAAGGTTCTGCATACCCTTCACAACGTCCAAGGTGTGTTTCTCTCCAGTCGCGGTTAGACCAATGCGGGCCTTCTCCAACTCGGCTTGCTTGATCTGGATTGTCAGCCGGTTAAGTTCGCGCTTGGTGTTAAGCTCATCTTCCTTGGCCGCAACGTCGAGTGCCTGCAAGTGAGCGTCAACCTGAGCCTGCTGCGTTGCCGCCGGGTCGCCTTGCGGTAACTGTCCAGCGTCTTTCAGAGTCTTGGCGATCTCGGCCTTCTTCTTCTCGTTGTCGAGCGCCTTGCCTTCCAGTTCGATCTCAGCGGCCTTCTGCTGCATCTGGGATGCCATCGCGGCTTGCTGCTGCTGTGGCGTAGGCGGCGGCGGAGGCTCGCCCGGAGCCTGAGACGCCTTGGCGCGGTCCTCTTGCAGTTTGTTCTTGATCTCAGGCGGCAAAGCCTGCTCAAGACGCTCGCCAATCTCGTCCGCGTGAGGCCAATCCTGCACCTTGGCGTAGATGTCGCCAATGAGCGGAGCCGCAGCGGGGAATGCCTGAATAAACGCCGTCATGGCATCGGCTGCCTGCTCACGCTTGGTCGCGTAGCCAGGCCCCTGCTCGATCATCACGTCGTAAGAGCCGGTCGTAACATCGTACTGAACGCGCTCGACACCATCCGTAACGGTCGGCTTGTTGATCTCCTTCAGCGCAGGCTTGCCGTCGTCACCAATGATCTGGATCATCCGCTGCGCATCATAGATGTGCGGGATCAGATCCATGACGATCTGTCCGGTGCGCTGGATCGCCATATTGAAATTATCGAGATACACGAACGTGCCGGTATCGGCCTGCGCATCGCGTCGGGCAATCGCCACGCCTGACGTTTCGTTCGACTTAGCCCCGAGATTGGCATCATAGATACCGATCACGGCCTTCATATCTTCGGCAGCCTTTGTGCCGCCAAGCTGGATTGCCTGCGATGCTACCGGAGGCTGAATGCGTTCAGGAGCGCGGCCCGGCGCTTTGGTATCAACGTCATATTCAAGGAACGGCAGATTGTCCGTATTGGCGTTTTCCCACTGGTCGTAATACTTATCGACCATGGCCTTGGTAACAATCCAAGGTGCCTTGGGCTGGAGCGCAACAACCTCGGTTTCAGCAGAGGCGTAATAGTTGACCATACGCTGAAGATCGCGGGCATAGCGAACGATGCCATGCCGATAGACCTCGCGCCCGATCCTGACTTCCTCGCCAACCGCAGGAATGATCGGGATATGCATCCCCCTCCACTCGTACTCCTCAAGGATTTCGCCTTGAGTCATCAAGTACCGGCAAACCTTGTAGCCGTCGCGTTCCTCGATCCTCGCGCCCTTGTTCTGGGCCAACCATTCAAACCCAGCCTGAAGCTGATCCTTCGGCAGGCCCTTGACCTGGTCTGTCAGGTCGTCAATCGATCCATCCGGCATAAGCGCCAGAGTTCGCTTGATCGGCTTTTTCTTCCAATAGGTGACAAGCCGAATATAATTATCACTCACCCAATCTGTGAACGCCGCCGACGTGCGGACATCGAAGCCATCGGCTTTCGCATTCGGCCACTGCTTCTTGAACGCGTCTAGCGTCATATCCATCGGCACGAAACAATGCATCGCATCTTCGCGCGTCGGCATGACAGAATCCGCATCCCAGAGAACAGCCACGCTGTCCTCAATGCCCATAATGCGGATTTCTTGATTGAACGTGGTCGAACTGGCGTATTCTGTCGTAATCTGCCAGTGACCGATGCCAGCACAAACCTGGCTGTCTGCCGCCGTGGTGTAAACGTGCTTGGCGTAAGAACGGTTCTCGATATAGCGGAACATGCCGCTCAGAACGTCCGCCGTCTCAGGATCGCCATTGCTGTCAACCGGCACCGCTTTGATGCTCGGACGCATCTTGCGCATATCGCCCGTCACCTGACGGATGAACTTCGGCAACAGATTGATCGTATGGCATGGCCTGCCACGGCGCTGGTTTAGTGCCTCGGGCGTCCATTGATCTTCTGGGCGGCCACGGCGGAATCTCAAATCCTCGTAGGCGTCATCCTGGTTGTTGCGCTCACGCTCCCAGTCGCGCTCATACTCCTCAAGCGCATCTTCGTGGATTTCATTCCACTCAGCTTTAGACGCAGTTTCGCTCCCGCCGGTTTCGGTGGTTTCGTCGTCGTCGTAATCAGCCATCTAGGTTATGCGCCCATCCATCCGACTGTGCGGCGAGACTGGCGCGGGCGCTCAACCTCCTCGTAAACCGGTTCGGCAAATGTCAGCACAACAGCATCCCAATCATCTGGTGAGCGGACCCCTCTGGCCCGCATGTGTTCTTTGCTCTCCAGCAGAAGCCGCTGGTTAATGTCGTAGTGGTACGCAGGCCCGCAAGCGTCCGCCTGCAAGCTGTCCATGTCGGGTATGTCCACCCCGCCCGGCTCGTTCAGCCAGTCCTTTGAGCGGCTCCACATCTCAGCGCGTCTGTTCTTAGGTCCTGCCGACTTCGTGCCGTCCGGCAGGAGAATCTGCGGCTCCTGCGGCTCCGAACCGAAGTTGATCGGAACAACAACCGACAGATATGGCTCGCCCCAGCTATGCAGGATGTCCACCACACCTGCACCAATGCCGCCAACGTCAACGAAAGCCCTTGCAGGCTTGTCAGCGTCGATAATCTGTTTGATCCAGTTCGCGCCAGCGACCGTATCGATCTTTAGCTTGTTCTCGATCTTGGAGATTTGCCGCCCTCTCCGCCACGCGACGGAAAAGCGATCATCTCCAAAGCGCGCTGGATCGACACCAATGACGAGGGGTCCAATCCCTTCGCAACTGAACTTACGAGCTGCAAGAACTCGCTCGGACTTGATGAAGCTATCATGGCCCGTAAGCTGGAAGGCTTCATCAGCCGTCGCCGGATATTCCTGCTTGAAGAGGAGGACATCCTTTAGTTCCTCGATCTTGGCTCGCCGCCAAGCCATTTGCTCCAGCGTAAGCTTGTGTGCATCGGCATATGCAGTTTCTTCATCATCCAGCTTAAAACCATCCGGCACATCGCGCCGATACTCAGGCTGCCAGAACCATGGAATGAAGATGGCCTGATAATCGCCAACACCGGATTCTGCCTGTTGCCAGCGTTCGTGAAACTCGCCACCAACGCCGTTCGCAGTAGACTCCAGAACAATCTCAGTGCCAGGTAGATCAGGAATAGCCTGAACAACACCAGCAAAATGCGTCTTTGCGTTAGGCCAGAACGCCACCTCTGACCCATGAAACAACTGCACCGTTTGCGAGCGGCCAACCGCCTTAGCACCAGCAGTGCCGACAGCGTATCCACTCTCCAGAACCGAGAAGCTCAGCTCCTTGGCGTTTGCAGCGCCAGTCTCGGGACGGACAAGCTCCGGGCAATGTGTGTGGTACCGATCAACCATACCGAACAGGTTGTTCGTCGCATCCTGCTCATGCGTCAGGATGAACACCCGAACGCCCTTTGTATGCGTCGAGCGCCAGTAATACCGCCCGCCGATATAGGTCGATATGCCCTGCTGTCGCCCTTTAAGGACAAGAGCGCGGACCTTGCCGGTCTTGGCCTTCTGTTCCTCCAGCTTCTCGTGCAGATAAAGCTGCGCACGATTTAGCTCTAGAGGTTCAATGTCACCGGCTTTGGTTCTGATCTTCAGGCACTTGGCAGCGTAATGCTTGAAATCGTCCCTGAGCTTACGCCTGATCGTCCGTTCCCGGCTCGTCAAGCTCATTCAATGCGTCCTCATGGGAGATTGCTAGTCCGCCAGATACCTCGACCGCTTGAGCAGCCTTGCCATCTAGCCTGTCGCCAACTTCCTTTGCACCTGCGGTTTCTGCACCAGCGCGGATTAGTAACTGGCGGGCGATCCAGCGCAGTGAGCCTTCTGGCGCTACACACTCCTGCCCTTGTTCAGCAGCAGCCGCCTCCATCCGAATGGCGTCACGGAATGGCTTGTCCTTGTTTTGGCTTCCTGCCGGTCTTCCCATTATATTTTACTTGTTAAGCTCTTGAGGTTTCAGAAATCACACGGCGGCTCAACCAGCGGCTTGCTCATGTAAAGCAGCTCGCCGGGTTGTTCTGATTCTAGTTGTTCGTAGGCGTCGGTCTGAGTTTTTAGGCTATCCCAAACACAAACCCACCATTTTTCAGTTCCGACAGGAGAGTCCGCCTGCGCGTCCCTAAACTCAGGGCAGATAAGATTGCCTGATACTATGTAGGGTTTCATTTGGTTGTAGTCGCCCCAGAAGCGGATATAGGCCTGCGTGGGCAACAAGAGCCTTGGCAGGTCTTCTCTGCACCAGCAGGACAAATACAACCCATCGGGGTTACCGTGACGGGCAGCAGCGGCGCGACAAACGGCTGTACTGGCACACTCCAGTGAAAGTACGAATATGGATCGCCGCTCACCGAAATTCCTCCCACAGCCGCCATTCCTCATGCGAGGTCGAGGCGCTAGGCAGTTCGATAAACCCCCAATGGCTGATTGATCTCACGTGCGAGGAATTCCCATGATCTCGTCGAATAGCCTGTCGTTCATCACGATTTCATTACGAAGCCACGATTTGTGTTCTGGCGAGGCCTTCGCATATGCCTCTGGATTGATACCGTCTGGGCATGGTGCTTCCGTCACACCTTCAGTTGAGGAACCAGCTTCAGTTGGTTTGCTAGGCTCTCTCAACGTGGTTCTCCAACTAATTGGAATGATTCATCGTTTCGAGTAATTGCCGGATTATCCGGTAATTAAGATCGGCTCGGACAGCAGCACTAGTACTCAGCATCTAGCTCCCTCTGCTTAAGGGGAGTCAGCATGATTTGAGGAGCGATGGCATGACCAGCGCCGCTGTCCGATTCAAAATATGTTGGCGGTCTTTCCCGCCAGTCACCGCAGCAAACATCGAGAATCCCCGATGGGCTAGCCTTACAAGGGCCTGATCGAGCGCGGTTCCCCATTGGCTCGGTAAAAAGAAAACCCGCCGCAGCAATTAAGCTGGACGGGTTAGAAAGTTGCGGGCCTAGGATGCCAGTTATTCCCCAGCTGGGGCATCTCTACGCGACCCTTTCGAGTTTCACGGCATCTCAGCCGATCATCAGGCGATTAAATGCTGGGCCAGATGTCTACAGGTTCGCCCGCGTGGTAGACCACACGCCTCTTGAATTGAATCAGCCAGTCGCAAAGTGCAGGCTTGCGGAGCTTTGCGTCCCCTCACCTGTCAGGCCGGCTGAACTGAATAAAACGACATTCGGCCTGCAATGCCGTGCGGACTGGATCACCTGACAACTGTCAGTTACCCCGGGTGGCCACACCCGGTTTTGCCCCCGTGTACCGCAGACGCCCTTTTACGAGCCCCTTATTCGATTTCTTCTGGCACCCACTGATGAAACCAAGAAACTGCGATGTCTCGCGCAGTATCGCCGTCACTCATCTCGGTATCGCTAAATCCCATAATCGCGGCGAAGGCCACCTTAGCGGCGGTGAATGCGTCTGACGCGTCAAGAATAGCCTTCTTGGCATCTTCCGGGCTCACCGACGCACCTCTCCCGATCCTATCTGTGATTTGCCCGAATATGCCGCAAACGCCGCATGTTGTCAACCCCCAAACACAAGATATTGTGGTTTTTTGTAAGTCATTGGCATATCTATTGATTTTCCCGTTTTGTTCTCACGCTGGGAATTATTCGCTACAGCCCATGCGTATCTCACCGCGTCTTTATAATAGCGGGCTGCTGTATCGGCTGATTTCCCGATCCTGTCGCCCATCTGCTGGAAACTGTAATCGAACGAGCGGGCAACGATCAGCCGAACAGCAGGGCCATCCAGTCCCCGAACCCAATCAAGCGCCGTAAGATAGTCGCCGCAATCGAATGGAGTCGGCCTGAACTTCGGCATCTTGGCTTCTGTGTAGCCATAGGCTTCCTCGAATGATTGCAGGACTTCAGGCCATGCGGATTTCTGGTTAAAGAACCGCCGCTCTGGATCTGGTAATGCCCGCAGGGTTTTGAATGCTCGCATCAACCGGCGCTCAATGTCTCGCACATCGATGATGTCGGGGACGAGTGTTATAGACTGCTTACGTTTGCGGCCTGGTTTCATGGATTTTTACTCTGAATTGCCTTGATCGCTGCCAACGCCAATTCTCTCGGGGTAGCCCCTAAAATACAGCTCCAAGATTCATCGCCGTAACATGAACAGCGAGGCGCGCTGCACGAGATAGATCCGTTTGTTTCAGCCCTAATGGCTGCTTCAACAACATCCACCAATCCAGTTGAGGAAAGAGCGCCCGTTGTCTCGTTCGATTTCTCAACGTGGTTCTCCAAATCTTTCATCTTCACACCCCCACCTTGCCGCAATATCCCCGCCACGTTTCAGGATCGGTTGCTTTCGTGCCTTCTGGATAATAACAAGTTGACTGCGTGGATTTACCCCAACGCCACGCCATGCAGGCAGAGCCGATGCAATGCGTTGGCGACATCGGCTGAGCGAAACCGGAGGTTACAGACTCGTGTTGGCTCCCAAATGGAGCATTTGGCTGCGATCCGAACGATTCCTGGCACCGCTTGGTCTTGGCTTCTTCCTCGGTCAAAATCATCTTCACACCCCCGCATAATCTGTTGACGTGTATTTACCTTGATCGACGACGCGCATTTGTCCGGCAATATCTGCTGCCAGCTTCCTAAACTTATCAGCCATACGAGCATCAGCTTCTTGATCGCGCGGTGCCTCGATTTGCTTCGGGATCGGGGCGCTCAGTCGTTCAAACCTGACAGCATCAGAATGCCAGCCATCGAGCAGTTCACGTATTGCAGCGAGATTGAGAAATTTCACTTTCGCCGGTACACCACTCGCCGGGTCAACCGCTTGCTCGATGACGTTGCGCGGAAAGATCATCAGCATCGCCGCCAATCCCGCCGCGAAGGCTTTCGGGTCCGCCGCCGGTATCGTGTCGTAGAAGCCTAGGATTCTGGTCGCCGCCGCCGCCGCGTCCTGCTGCGAAGTTTGCGAGGTCATCGAGAATTTCCCTGGTTTCGTGTTGCTTGCGTTGGTGTTCCGTAAGTGGCTTGGCAAAGGTTTGTGGCCCGGCCCGGGATTGTGGTCGCGTGTTCAAAACCCAGACCTTCCAAGCCTTGTGCCAGTCGCGCTTCGTCGCCTTCGATCCAGTGGCCGACCACCAATAGTTCGTGAATTTCTCGAAAATCTCGGCCGTTTGTGCCTCGCTGAAACCCTTCGAGAGCGCAAAGGCGAGGTCTGGTCCGGTCAAGGTCCAGTCTTCCGGCAAGCGAGAACCGCGCGTGTTATTTGGTTTTTGGATGGGATTGGGGGTAAGGGGGTTATTAGGGGGTGTGGGGGGAAGAAGGGGGACGGGGGAAAGGGAAACCGTTTCCGTCTCGTTACGGTCCGTTACGCTCGTTACGTCACTGTTACGTAACGTTACGTCACCGGCGTTACGTTCAGCATCTTTTTTCTCCTTTAGGCGCTTTCGATATTCGGCTTGGCGGACAGACCCAGACGAACGCGCACCACGATCGGCTTTGACCGCAGCGACGATCTGCTCGGCGGTGCAGCCAGCAGCCAACATGGCGTCTAGAACGTCCTCCTTAATCACTTCAGGACATCCCCAGCGCGGACTTGTAGAGGTCTAAGATCGATTCTTGCTCTTGGCGCTCGTTCTCGTCCTGCTTGCGTAGACGGACGATGGTACGAAGCGCTTTCACGTCGTAGCCATTCCCCTTCGCTTCCGCGTAAATGTCACGGATGTCGTCGCTGATTGTTTTCTTCTCTTCCTCTTGACGCTCGATGCGCTCGATGATGGCCTTGAGCTGATCGGCTGCTACTTGGGTAACACTGTTGTGGCCTATTGCTGGTTCAGACATACACGCCCTCCTTCAATTTTTGAAAATCTTGATGAGCCGGTCAGCCTTGCTGGCAAATGACGGGTCAGACCCGTAAATTTCCCGCGCCCTGTTGTATGCTTTCAACACCGTCGTGTGGTCGCGTTTTCCTAAATGGCGGCCAAGCATAGGGAAAGAAGCGGTTGTCGTTTCTTTCGCGACATAGATCGCAAGCGCCCTAGACAGCACTACAGCGCGCTGCCGCCGGGCAGATACGAGGTCGTTATATGTGATCTTGTAACAAGCTGCCGCAGCCTCATTGATTTTGCGCAGGCTATGAACACGCTCGCAGTCGAGTATTTTCCACGCATCTAAAAATTTTGAGTTTGGGATGAAGATCGACTCACCGCGCATTCGGGCTAGGCGCTCGCGCCGCTCAGCTGCGAGGTGCAAAACGATAGGCGGCTCAGACGATGCGAGAGCAAGACTGGCCATTAAACAGCATCCCCCAGGTAAGCCCGCAGCGCTTCCGCTACGATTGTTTCGGGCTTGTAGTTGTGTTCCTTGCAGTACCTATAAAGCGCCTGCATAAGCGTTAGAGACATGGCGATAGGAATGACTGCCAGACCTTGCGTGTTCTCAGGCATCGTTCTTCACCTATTTTCGATGAAGCGGGTTTCTATTGGAACGCCCATCTCTTTCGCTCGCTGAAGGCCACCCTCGACTCCACGGGATGATCCACGATCTGCGTAATAGACGCATTTGTCAGCCACGCGATACCATGCGAGGCCAGCCTCGATCCCCAACGCACGCTCTCCCGGCACCAGATCGTCGAGTATTCCAGGTTGAGTAAAAAGCAAATGGCTGGCGATTGGAGCCTCGCCACGGTGAACGCAATCAGCTACGCATTTTCTGGCGTAAGCAACGTTGGCTTCAACGTCACCCGCAAACGGCGACTCAATAATAACAAGTGGCTTTTTCTGGTCATTCATTGTTCTTCACCATGTCAGCGAGGATTAAACCGATTGGACTGGCGAGCTTGCCGTTCGGATCGCGGCGCATTGATTTGAGAAGTTCTCGCGGCGTAACCCCGAATTGCAACGCAAGCGAAATGAGCGTAGCTGCGTCGTTAATCATCACCTCAAGGCCAGAACCGATCTTGCCGCCGTTGATGAAAACCTCTTTGATTTGGTCGCGCATGTTACGGCCATACGTGACGGTGAACGGCACATTGTCATGGTCAAACTCAAAGGTTTCGGCATAGCGGCGATTGGCGAGCTGCTGTCTCATTTGCTCACCTTCGGAAATAGCCGCACAAAACACGTACCCGGCTCTACTGGTCCCCATGACCAAGAACCGGCGTCTGCGTATTTGTCGTCAACGATCAGGCCGACAGACTGAAGAAAATCCAGCACACCCTTGCCACGGTTGTCCCCGTCACGAGCCTGCTTGCGCTTCTTCTCATCGAGAACGATGTGATAGGTGAAGGTGCCTTCAATGGGCTGTCCTGCATCCCGCTTCTGCTGGAGATACGAAACCAGCGCAGCGTCTTTCCACGCCCTGTATTGAGGCGAGAGATAGGTGCGGCCATTGCCGGTACGCCAAAGACGATTGGCTGACGGAGGGAAAGGGAGAGACAGGGTGACCATCAGGCGGCCACCTGTTCAGTATGGCTGTACAGGCGAGCATACCTAGCCTTCGCTTTGGCTATGGTCTTGTCAGTATCCACGTAATCAACAATCGTATTGCGGTGACGATGTAGAATCTCGGCTATGGCGAAGCAGCTATACCCATACTTCAGGTGAAGTGTGCGCGTGATGTGACGCCTTGCACGGACAAGGTGGATCGTCTTCGTTGGCCCAACAAGTTCATAGAAGCTGATCTTTGTCCGCTCCAGCGTGTCTCTGATGACAGTCTTATGTGGCTCTTGGTTTGCAACGAGACAGCCAAACCGGTCTTCGCTTACAAAGCCCTTTTTAATAAGAAGGCGCAATGCCTCCTTAACCTCGCTTGGCCTATAGTGCGAGCGCCGCGAGACATCCTTTATCGTAGGAGCTACCGCGCGGATGCGACACAATTCCTTGATCGTGTCATAGATTATCTGTTGACGAGAACCGAGGATCATCCAAGCCTCCACGATGTCTTGCTTGGCTCTTTCATTGTCTGACAACCTCACAACGCAGGCTATGAAACAGACAATAGGAAGAACCGGCGTGGCGCTGTTGCCCGCAGAAGGTGAAAGGAAGTTCATCGCCAAAGGGAAACCGGCAATGATGTTCTTCCAGTTCTTCAAATAAAATGCAGCTTTGGAATGCCGCGTCCGATTTCTCAGGCTCCAGACAAATTGCATCCATCACACCCACCCCTTTGCAATGCCGTGAATGACAAAACAAATCGAGATAACGACGCTCACCGGGAACAGGATCATGAGCGAGTCGTAATAGTTCTGACGGAGAGGACTGTTCATCGCTGGCTCCGACGCAGAAGAAGCTTGCTCTGCCGGATCAACGCTCGCAGATGAAGCTCTGCGCGAAGGCGCATAAGGTATGATTGGAATATGCCCCACATCATTTGCCCCCATCGTCAGGAAACATCTCAGGCGCGATCCATCGAGCGAAGAATACGAGCCGCGTCGAGAAGCGAATTAATGTCCGCGCTAGTGAGAGTCTTAGTTGCTTCATTACTTCCCCCGGCCAAAGCCTCGAATTGATGCGCAAGCTGTTCTGCCGCGCGTTTGGTCTTCTGCTTCTCGGCTTCTGCCCGAACTGCTCTAGCCGCCCAGTGGTCTTCTTTTTTAATTTCGCCAAGCCATAGAGAGCGAGCCGTCCGATAAGACACGCCTTGAACACGCTTCGTGATGTCGAGAAGCCATTGAACCTGCTTACCGTGAGCAGGCTCGCAGCCCATCAACTCAATCATCGCAACGCGAACGCTCATTTTGGACCAACTCTCCAACACTTGGATTCTCCTTCATGCTTAGTTGCCAGCATGAAGGAGGAACAAGGTGCTTACTCAGACACTCAAATCAGCGATGCATGGAATGTGTTGTTCCAGGCATCAGAGGAACTAAAAAACCTGATCCGGCGGCAACCGGCGCGGGTGATTGATTTTCAGAAATTCAAGGAAAGACGAATGGCTCAACCCAACCTCCATGAGGAAAGGAAAGCCTGAAAAGAACGGTGCAAACGACCCATAAAGGGTGTTGGCCGACCGTGACAATTGCGCGACTGTTGATCGGGGAAAACGTTCAACAGCGAGGATTCGTTATGGCTGAGGTTTTGGATAGCGGCGCTATTATTGGTTGGGAAAGCGCCAGCGAAATTTACGTTGAGGAAGTTGTCGGGGTAAACGTTTTTGACCAGTCCGTACTGGTGACCTTCGCCGTTAACCGCGTTGAGCCCGGGAAAGGCGTTGGTGCCAAGAGCGTCCGCGCGTGTGTTGCGCGCGTAGTTATGCCCTTCGTTACAGCCAATGCCGTTATAGTGGCCCTCAGCGAGGCCGGAAGCGCGGTTAGACTTGAGACTTCGCCCGCAGCGAACCAAGAAAGAAAGCCATCCTGACTTCATGCCGACACCCGGTCGGTCATCTTCCACAATGATGCAGGAGCAGATTGACCGCGCTCAGTAAGCGCACCTGAAAGCCTGACGTAGGAACGAGCTGGGAAGGTTGCAGCCTTCTTCCAATTCGACACCACGCTAAGGCTACAATTCATCAGTTCTGCAACGGCTGCTGTGCCGCCCAGAGCGCTGATTACTTCCTCGGTCGTATGCAGGGTCTCACTAGCCATGACCCTTTATACTTCAAATTTTTTGAAGATGCAAGGCTTCAAATAGCTTTGTTAGCAAGAAATTTGAACTCAGGCCAAGCTAGGAATCATGGCTAGTTCGAACGAAGACAAGCGAATGACCGATTTAGCGGTCCGGCTGGAAGCCCTGCGCAAAGCAGAGGACATCCCAACCGCAACCGCCTTTGCTGCGACAATTGGTATCACCCCTTCCCGCCTTTCAAACTTCATGAACGCATCGCCGCTATCGATCGATGTCGCCCACAAGCTTGTAGCGCGGTTCCGGGTGAGCTTGGATTGGCTGTATTACGGCCACGAGGACGCCCTGCCGGTCGAACTTCGCCGGCGAATTAGGCATCATATGCCGCCTGGAACGGCCACAAGCGACCGCCGAGCCAAGGCCGGCTGATCCTCCCCCTCGGCTAAAAACGTCTCCACAAGGCTCTTAGCGAGATCGAGGACTATCAAGGCGTCTTTGGCGTCTTCTGGCAGTTGCGCCGCTATTTGGATGGCGTGTCGGCGGTGCCAATTATCGTTTTTTGACATCTTTTACCCCACTCAGACTTCCTCACCGGCAAAGCTTAGGTCTGGTACCCGGCTCATACCACCTAAAATTTAGGCAATCCTCGGTTCCTGCACTGCCGAGTGAACAAACCATGAACTCACTATGGATCGGCTGTCTGTAGGAGTAAAGTCCCAAATTTAATTTCAAATATTTTGGATTTAGCTATTGCGTATTCAAATTTCTTGAAGTAGTGTTCTCCCATCAGATCGGGAGAGCAGCCATGAACAAGACCGCATATTTTCCCTCCGCCGCCGCAGCCCGCGCAGTTGGTGAAAGGCTTTTTGCAGCTGGCAAGGTATCGGCTTGGAGTGACTACGTTGCGTTCGGTCGCTTCATGGTCCGCGTTCAGATCAATGGCCGCTGGTTCAATCTGACAAATGGCGATGTCGCACAGGTAGCGGCATGAGCAACGAACTGTATGGCCTTCACATCAGGCTCAAAGCCTTACGCGCCCGCCGCGACAAGGCCGCAGCCTCTCTCAATATTACCGAAGCAGAACGCATCAATGCCGACGTGCTGCGCGTAAAGGCGATGATTGCCGAGCGCAGATCGGGAGAGCAGCCAATGGAAATCACCTCACATTTCGCGATCCTCGACGTGAAGGAAGGCCGCCACGAGTTGGCCGAGCACATTCTGGCTGGCGGTCAGGTTTCGCTGGTTGTGCAGATCAGGCTCGATCACGTCCATTCCCGCGACGATGGCACGTCCATCGAGTTCGCTGGTGTCGTTACCAATGTCGGCGCGATTTCTCCGATTGAGGAGATTGCCTGATGTCCTCCCGCAACGAAATCCAAGACCTCGAACATGCAGCCGTTATCGCCATGGTGGCGGAAGGCTTTGTTGTTCTTCTTTTCATCGCAGCGGTTGCCGTGTGGGCCGCTCTTGGAATGGGAGCGTGAGCGTGAGTAAACAGGCGCACTCTGACGATCTTTCGATGTTGCTCATCGAAGCCTCTACTCGCGGCATCAAGGTTTCAACCAGCTTTTATTATCCGCCAATTCTCGTTCGCTCAATGGATTGGTCCGCCGTCGATAGCAACACTTACGACGCCGACTGCGATCAGGATGGTTTCTTCACATCATGCCCGATTGGACGCGGCGCGACTGAGCTTGAAGCGGTGCGCGACCTCCTCAATCAAATCGAGGAGGCGTAGTCATGGCAACGCTCGAATTTGAATTTGACGAAATGCCGCTGATTATCGACCTCGGCTTTGAAGCTGGATTGGTCAATGGATCGGCTGACATTTCATACCACTCAGATGGTGAGTGGGGCATCCGCAAGATTTATCTTGATGGATTCAGCACGATCAAGAACGGCGGCGAGTTCAAGCGCAAATCTGTCGAGGTCGAGCAAGGCCCACTCTACGACATGATTGCTGAGCGCCTATTAGGCGAATGGCATGACCGCGTGCAGGACAAGGTGAACCAGAAAGTCATTGCTGACGGTTCGATTGCTCATCGCTTCGACCATAACCGCGATGCTTTGCGACATGCGAGGGCTTCATGATTCCATTTGCTGGACAGAAAGTCGTGAACTTCCGCCACGGTGACCCAGTGGTCATGGCCGAGTGGTTGGCGATTGGTGCGATCTACCCGACGTTGGGCGAGGTCTACACAATCCGCGCCGTTTTTCCGCGCGAAGGTCGCTTGGTTCTGCATCTAGTCGAGATTGATAACAGTCATCTCGATTTTGATGACGAACCAGGATTCGATAGCGAATACTTCCGCCCGCTTGTCGAGCGCAAGACAGACATATCCATCTTTCAAGCAATGCTCACTCCCTCACCTGTCACGGTAGATGCGATGAACGTAGCAGATCATGCGCGGGAGATTGTGGGATGACGAATCTTGTCTGGCCCGTTTATGAATTCCGTCCTCTGCCTGGATTTTTCGAGTATCGCCCGCTTCGGTATGCCGATGGGCGCTGGATCGAGGACGATGGCGAGTACGACATTTGCTTCGTCGGCTCATGGGGTGGCGAAAACTATTCGCTCTACTTCGACCCGCCGTATCAGCGGAACATCGTTCTTAGCTGGCTGACAACGCATTGGACAGGATGCGTCGCGAGCCATCCGCGCGACGGTAACCCTTGGCACTATGCGCTGCGCGAAGGAGCGACAGACTGGGGCGGCGATTGGGGAGCGCATAGTCATCCAAACCGACGCGCTGGCGATGCGGGCATGTCCAATGTCGCCAGCCGCTTCGGATGTGCCAATGGCCGCCACATCGAATTTAAACCAAACGATCCGCATATCGCGGCGGGCCTTCTTCGCGACCGGGAAACCAAGGAAGTATTTCGGTTTCCTGACGGCCTGACCTGCATGTATTGCGGCGCTGTTGCACCGTTTAAGTGCGAGGTGGCCGCATGAAAACCCGTCACACCCAAATCCTAGAACTACGTCGAGACAGGTTAGTAGCTCGCATCAATCACAAACCAGTCAAGCCTATCGACAAGGTTCTCATACTCAAGGTCTACCGTCAGTTGAAACATGAGATGAAGATGGAGCGGAGAGCATCATGAGTGCCATGCCATATGAGCAATACGCCGTAACCGTGAAGCCGCAGCTCCAGCGCATCGAATGGTTTGCTGGACGCATCAAGACGTTCGTTGGTTTTCTGCCGGTACGCCCGGGCTTTCAAACAATGGCGGAAACTATGCTGGACGACGCGGAGAAGGATTTACAGCGGGCGCTTGCAACCGTTCAGGCGGCAAAGCGGGCCTATCACGCCCTGCCCATCGATGGAGAGAGCCGTGCAGCTTAACGTAGCAACGAATGGCAGCGCGAGTTTCGGACATAACCAGCCGCCAAGCGCGATTGAATTGGCTGGCCTGACCGTCGAAGCTCTTTCCGATTTCATGAAAGAGCATCCGGTTATCCAGACCGAGGATGAAGCACGAGAGGCAAAGCCCCTACTCGACCGCGCCAAGCTGGCCCTTGAGGAAATCGAGGCAGAGCGCGATGCGAAGGTCCGCCCGCTGAATAACAAGGTCGCCGAAATCAACGCTGAATATAAGGCCGTCCACAATACGGACGCGAAGAAGCCCGGCACGTTCGACCGCATTGTGGTGGAGCTTAAGGCGCGTATCGCAGCCTTTATGCTCAAGGAAGAACAGCGCCGGATTCGTGAGGCCGAGGAAGCTGCCGCCAAGGCCGCAGAAGCCGAGCGGATCGCGCGTGAAGCCGAAGCTCGCGAGCAGGAGGCCAAGGATAATGCGGCTGCTGGCGAGCTTGACGTTGACGTTGTGGCTGCAACCCAAGACGCCGACGCGTCGTTCGCAGATTATGAGCGAGCCAGCCGGTTCGCTGAACGTGCCGAGCGAGACACGAAGGTAAAGATCGGCGGCGGGTTTGGCCGTACCGCCTCGCTACGTACTGTCGAGACGCTTCACCTGGATAGCTACAATCTCGCGATTAAAGCTATCGGCCCTCACGCGAAGATTGAAGAAGCCATCCTTTCGGCGGCGCGCGATTACCGCAAAACCCACGGCTGCCTACCCGATGGTGTGTCTGCAACGACGGAGCGCAAGCTATGACATTCACAGAAGAACAGGTTTCACAGCTCAGAGCTCCGCTTTCAGCATCGCTTGTCAAGACTCGCAAGCAAGGTGGGCGCGAGGTCAGCTATATCGAGGGCTGGAAGGCCATCGAGGAAGCAAACCGCATTTTTGGTTTTGACGGCTGGACGCGCGAGACACTTGAGGTCAAGTGCGTTGCCGAGGGCGAGCGTTCAATCGGTCAGTCGAGAGATACTGGCTATGGCGTTACCTATCTCGCAAAGGTCCGCGTGATGGTCGGTAACGTATGCCGGGAGGGCTATGGCTCGGGCCATGGCATCGACCGCGATATTGGGCAGGCGCACGAAAGCGCGATCAAGGAAGCTGAAACGGACGCCATGAAGCGAGCGTTGATGACGTTCGGTAATCCGTTCGGTCTTGCTTTGTACGACAAGACGCAGGCGAACGTCGAGCATACCGCAAAGCCGACATCTAGCGCCGCAGGCAAGACGGATGAGTTTTCAGCCCGCGTGAACTTCATGGTCGATTGTCGAGAAGCGATTGCTGAGTTCACTGATGCGGCTGAATTGGGCGCGTGGTGGAACTCGGAAGGCCAAAAAAACCTCCGTCGCCAGCACAAGCTCGAAGAACACCAAGTTGAGGCACTGAAACAGGCCGTCATGAACCGTCGTGACGCTCTCACCCAGAAAGCAGAGGAAGCAGCATGACCGACCGCTATGACGCCGTAACGTCCCGCAAGGACCGTAACGGCAAGACACGCTACACGAAGATTGGGAGCGCCTTCCCGGCAAAAGATGGCAAGGATGGATTTAACATCCTTCTTGATGCTTTGCCGATGCCAAATGCGGACGGCCAAGCCAGGATTTCATTGTTCGTTCCGAAGCCGAAGGAGGGTCAGGCTCCCGCAGCACAAAACCGAAATGATGACATGAATGACGATGTGCCTTTCTGATGAGTGAAGATTCAAATCTCCCATGGAGTGAGCAGTACAGGATCGTCTCAAAGCAATGGGTCGATGCCGATGCTGCGGCTTCCATTCTTGAAGATACCAAGAGCGCAGTCATGGCAGAGCGCGTCATGGCGATGGGAGATATGGCGATCAATAAGGCCGAGGCTACCGTTAAAGCCTCGGCTGAGTGGCGTAACCATGTTGAGTCAATCGTCAAAGCACGGCGGGCGGCTAACCGCCTCAAGGTCCAGCTTGAATATTTGAGAATGAAATTTGCCGAGTGGCAGTCCGAGAATGCAAACCGGCGCGCTGAGATGAGGCTCTAATGTCGCGATCTGTCACAGAGTGGATTGGCAAGACGCCAGATACGCCTATCCCGCCTCGGGTGCGGTTGCGTGTATTCGAGCGTCATGGCGGCATCTGCCATATCTCCAAGCGCAAGATCATGCCGGGAGAGGCATGGGACTGTGATCATTTCATTGCACTCATCAACGGCGGCGAGCATCGCGAAAGCAATCTCCGCCCCGCCCTGCAAAAGTATCACCGCGTCAAAACCGCTGAGGATGTGAAGGAGAAAGCCGTGACCGCTCGCAAGCGAATGATGAATCTCGGCATCAAGCCGAAGAAGAAATCCATCCAGTCACGCGGCTTTGACAAAGCGCCAAAGCAACACACCGCCTCCCGTCCCCTCCAGATTGATCGGGTGTGATGATGGAAAACTTTGTGAACAATGAAGCTGAGGCAGCCTGGCGCTATGTCGCGACATGCTGGATTATTGGAGAGGTGACGGGAAGGCGCGTCGGCACCAGATACATGTACAATCTGGAAGAAGCCCGGCGCAATCAAGGCGAACCTGGATTTCGCTGGCGGGAAAATAGAGCTTCGACAGCCACCCTCACCGGAGATCAGCGATGACCTCCGGGACAGCAGCAGGTGGGCTAAAGCGTCTCGCCAAAATGGACGCCATCGCGAATGCCGCGATCAACGGGACATACAGCGTCTATTTTGCGGACGGCCACGAAATATTTGTGAAAGCGACGAGCCATGAAGCCGCCGAGCGGAAAGCGTCGGCGCGGCACCCCGGCGTTCGGATCAACTTCTCAATGGACTTGTTGCTTTGCAAGTTGGCCCGCGCCGCACTAGCCAATCCCGGAGCTTCCTCATGACCTCTCACAAGCAGGCGTGGACGAAGGGACCTGATGTATCGGAGCGGCTATATCAGCATCTTTTGTATAAATATTCGCACGTCGGATGTCCTGCCGCTCATTATGAGGACAACTGCGAGCATCCTGGCAAATGCGCCGAAAACGGACGTTGCTTGGACTTGTCACGCGCGGAAGGGGGCAAGGATGTATGACCTTCAATCTCTCATTGAGCGCGTCGAGAAGGCGAGCGGGCCAGATCATCATCTGGATAAGATGATTTTCGCTGCCATCAACGGATGGTCTTATCCGCTTGCTGGCGCTGCTCTCATGGA